ACCAAACTCTGATCCAAACAAAACTTGGCCAGATACAGCGCCGCCACTAAATCGACCCTTGCTACCACCGATCGTGACGTTAGGGATGCGATCCTTGTTGGCTCGAATAGTTGCTGCCACCTTTTGGGCTTGTGCTGGCAATGGGTTCAAGTTGTAGCTGTTTTGCATCTCTGTGGCTGACCACTGGCTAATACTTGTCACGTCATCTTTAAGGGCTTTCTTTGCGCCCTCATCCATCTCACGAAATGCCTTGTAAAGTGATTTAAGATCCCGAGAGTCAGGGGTCATCTTGACGGTTACTTTGTCAGCCATGACCATTCCTCTCTTGTATCAGCGTTACTGCTGTTGTTATGTCAGCGAGCGACCAAGTCAAAAGATCGGCCAAAGGGATGCCGGTCGATGTTGCGATCCGCACCAGCGTGTCCCTTAGTTCTCTTTTGGGCTTTCCTCGACCACCTCAAAGGTTTCAAACTCATTGGTAACCCAGGCTTGCTGGCTTGGCATCTTTGTATGCCCTTGGGCCTTTGCGGCCTTGTAAAGCATACAAGTGATGACATCCAATGAACCTTGGCTCATCTTGTCAGCAGCCTGGCTGACTGTGTAACCGAGTTCGCGTTCGATCTCGATCCACAGCCAAGCCGACTCATCGCTCACTATGTAGTTGTTGCCCTGTTTTGTTGTAACTGTGTATTGCATAATGGTTGCCCTGTTCTATTCGTTAAGCCCGAGCGACTGTTCCATCCTCGACTACAAAGGATAGCGAGGTGGTTAGTACGTCAGTGGCCGCGCCACCAACTGTTGGGAATACTGGAAATACGTTGCCAGTAAATGTGTCACCATTGACATCAAATGAGAATGCCAGCGATGTGTCAGGCGCGGAGTTAGCCGCATCCCAAAGCGCGCTGATGATTCCAGCTGACGATGAGTCGTCTAGGTATAGTTCCACGTTTAGTGTGGCGGTCTTATCTACGGTCTTGTAAGCACGACCAGATAGCACTTCAAGTACCTGCTGGTTGTTTTCGCGCTCTAGTGTGACTGTGCTTGCTTGATCGGCATACGATACCGAATTGATGCTGAGAGTTAGGTTACGCCCAGTTATATATGTTGCTGGCATGGTATGCCTTTCCTAGTTAGTAGTTACCATCTCAATGTTGAGTTGGCTGATAAGCATATCGGCGTTTCCGATTTGCGTAACTGTCGGTTGCGACCATCCACCAAGCAACGAGATGTTATTGGCTAGTAGATCGGTGACTGACAAAATTAAGGTTTCCAAGTTTGCTAAGGCCGCTTGGTTGTCGGCTGCATTGACGATCACTGTGATGTCAAAGCGCACATTGCATCGCGCCCCACCGATTGCGCTCACTGTGATGTAAGGCGATCCAGGCACTAGCACGATGGCAGGTGGCGTGATGTTCTCATTCGGGTACGCGTAAACTACTCGCCCGGCAGCTGCAAGAGTTGCGGCAAGGTTGGCGCGATAGGTTGCTAGGTTACCCAAGGTAACCCCTTGTATCTAGGTGCTTGCCTAGTAGGCCTGAAACTCGGGTCAACATTGAACGGCCAAGGCGGTATGGTGCAGGGCTTTGGAAGTCCACACCTTGTTGACCTAGTGTGCCTGTGCGAGTGATCCAGATGTCGCAAGCAACAGCCAAAGCGGCTTCACGGACTTCTGGGGTCGTGTCGTATAGCGCGGCTTGGCTGGTCAATACTGCTCGACCATTAGGAATGATCTGACGCTTTGTGATGTCAGCGTTGGTCACAGCTGCTTCAAAATAGGTCACGTTGTATTCATCGTAGCCAACCTTTGTCACAGTCCGTGAGCCGTTGAAAGGTGAGCCACAACCTGTGACGGTCAAAGCCTGACCAACCACAAAAGTGTTGTCGTGGCAGTAAAAGCGAGCCACATTGTTGGTAAGTGATGCGCCAACGATAGACACATCATCAAAAATTAAGTACGACAGGATTATGTTCTCGGCACTGTCGGCAACTGCCTGGACAATGGAGTCAGCGTAAATGTCGCCAATACCTAAAACGCTTTTGAGTTCGCTTAGTGTAATCAGTGCCATTTTCTACTCCATTCTTGTAAGTGTGTGGGGGACACAGGGCCGCATCCCCCACACTTCTAACTAACGCTGACTTAGGTCAGGTTAAAGCGACGAACTCCACCGGCAACCAAAACGCCAACGGCCAAGTAACCGTAAAGCATTGTTTCGATTTCTCCTGATGTGACCACGTTTGTGGACATACGCAAGATTGGTGATTCGTAGATTGCAACGGATGATGGAGTGACAATGAATGCCGACTCATCGATGGTTGTTGCGACTGCGTTTGGATCTACATACAGGTCTAAGCCAAGTACGTTGCCGCGTAGGCTTTGTGGGCCTGCAACTCCGCCATTGTTTTGTGGGTTGTATGCGTTGTAGATTGGGCGACCAGTTGTATCGGTTGCACCCATTAGCAATGACCACTGGGATGTGCCAGCGATGTATGCGCTTGGTAGTTCACCTGTTGCTAGGTAAGCAGCTGGTGCTTCGGTTGAAACATAGGAAATGATGCCAGCGGATGATGCTGCAACTGCGGTGGCTTGTGTTCCACCTGCGGTCAATGCTGCGATTACTGCTGCATCAGTTGCCTTGTTGTAGGCGCGTGTCATGTTATCGACCATTGCCTGGAAAAAGTCTGGGGATGAACGCTCTAGTAGTTCTACTGAATAGCGTTGCATTCCTGCAAACTTGTTTACATCAAGGTTGACGTATGAGGATACAATGCCAGTTTCTGACGGGCCAGCACCTTCGTTGGTGTCAGCTACTGTGCCACTGGTTGTGATTTTTGGATGGCTGATAACCATGCCTGATGCAGTGATGGCGCGTGAGCCAATCGCATCGATGGCTGGGCGTGAGCCAATGGATGTGTCGATAACGCTGTTTACATACTGCACTGGGGTGAACGCTGGGTTCGTGCTGAATGAGTCATCGGCTGCCATAACATACTGGGCTGAATCATGGTTGCCCATTTTGGCCTTGATGCTGTGTTCCAAGTACGAGGCTTGGCTGTTGATTGGGCTACGAGGCTTTGCGTAGGCCACTGGTGCTGCGGCATGAACAACCGCGGCTGCGGTCACTTCATCTGCCACTGGTGCGGTTGTTTCTTCCACTGTGATCTCCTGTGGTTGTTCCTCGGCAGGTTGTTCCGCCTCGGTGGTTTCTGGGTTTTACATGAGCAACGGCTTCAAGTTTGGCAGCTGATACGACCATTACGCCTTTCTCGATGGTGTATTCGCCGACATTGGCCTCAATGCTAAATGCCGGGCGTAATCCCTCGGATGCTTCGACCAGTGCATCATTGCCAGCACCTGTTGGCGCGATCTTAAACGCCATCGAGATTCCTGCTGGGGTAATTTCCTCTGATCCTGCAATTCCGCGACCCAATGGGCGTGTGCGGTCATGTTCCATGTTTAAGACAATTTGGCTTGGGTCAATCTCACCAAACGCGCCAAACTCAAAGCGCACTGGGCCAGCCGATGTGTTGCCAACTTTGGCGAACGGCACGACTAGGCCTTTGATGGTTCGGGTTTCTGTGTCGGCAGCTAGTACCTGACCCTCAAAACTAAGTTGCATTTGCTTCGTTTCCTCTCGGTGCTAAGTCCATTTCCTCACGGGCTTCCTCAACAGAGATCAAGCCGTAGTCAAGCATTTTGCCAAGGACTTCGATCTGCTCTAGTGGGTTGCCTCGCAAGTAATCGTCAAGATCGAATCTGACCTTTTGACCTCTTGGTGTGACATCGTTCATCGTCAAGCGTTCCTCGATGCAACTCATGAATGGACGCAATGAGAAATCGACAAGGCTTCGGCGTTCCTGGCTCACGTTGGAGTAAGTCGCGCTGGCTGATTCTGCGTTGATGTACCAGGCTGGGATGTTGCACATACGCGCAATTTCAGCTGCGGTGTTCAAGCGTGATTCAGTAAGTTGCATTTGCCCGGCATCGTAGCCAAAGGTGGTTACATCC